GTGATAAACTCTGCACAGGAGGTAAGCCTAATTATCTGCAAAAGATAAGCGTTTTAAAGTTTTATATCTAAGCAACACAGTAATTTAATTTTCTGCAAAAGAATTTTATTTAAGCTGTAGACCCACACTGCAAAAGTGTATTTTCTAAATAAACAATTTCTTTCTGTTATTTTTGTTTTGTTTTATTTCTTTTTGTTTGTGTTTTGTTTTTATTATTATTTTGTTTGTTTCATTTTGTTTTCAAATGGCAACTGTACACTCCAATGGATATGAGATCGAGGACTGGACAGACGCCGATGTGGCCGAATGGAATTACGAACGAGAACAAGAGGCCCTTGCGTTTTCGCGAGAGAATGCTGTTTTGGTTCGCGACGCTAATGGTGATCATTTTGAACGACATGTGTGTGTGCCTTCTCAGTATATGCAAATGTTTGTTCAATTATGGCCAATTGGGAGTCCCAACGTTCGTGATTTGGAAATATCTATGGGACCCATCTCTTATGACGACTTTTTGGTTATGTGGAATTATGTTGAACAACACATTTCATCATTTTGTTCGACACTTGTTTATTGCGAAGTGGATGAAGATTGTTTGCTCAATTCTCGCCCATTTTGGAATAACAATCGTCATGCGATCCACAAGACGTACTATTTCCGGGGACATTTACCACACGAAGTTTATGTTTTGGAGACATCTTGGAATGACATCACGCGATATTTCGCCTTTGCAGGTGGAGTAAGTAATCAGGGGCCCGAATATCTCTTTCCAACTGAATTATTCGTTGGCCGTAGTTTCCACACCGTTTTCAGAAATGGACTCTCACCAAAAACTCTCATTGACGAACAATCTATGCGCCGTTGTGCTAAGATTCCATACTTCATCAAAATCTCTGATATGCTTGACATGAGTGTGTCTGATGGGCCAGAATTTCCGTTCGAGGGAGCGGATTCCGACTATGAGTCTGACGGCCCAAAGAATGAAATTATCCCAGAGCGAGTTGCGGAAGAACGTAAAGTTGAAATGCCACGTCCGTGTATGTGGTATTGTGAAGGTTATTCTAAGTTCTGGTTATCTTTTGATAATATGAATTTGGATTTACCTGATGTGTGTGATGTGTGTCATGGACATTATTTCCCATTTGAGAAGAAGACTCGACTTTCTCGACTGCGCTTACTCCAATTCCGAGAAAAAGAGAAACAGGCTTTGTATGATCTTTGTGTGTTTTTGAATACATCGAAGCCAATGCGTAAGATCTGGCATAGAGGTGGGAAAAATCCGCGACGGCAAATGAAAACAGATTCAATTGGGATTCAACAATTGCGTGACAAATTTGATCGGTTGGCTGATGAGGGGAAGTTCATAAGCCATTCTTATAAGAAACGGACTGTTCGATATGACGGTCCTAGAACAGTTCCGACTTCGAATAAGAAACCAATCACGCGATTAAACCGGCAAAAAGCTTTAGATACTAAGAGAGAGATGAAAACTTTGTTTGGAGTTAATGTTAATCCCAGTCAGCCCTTAATTGGACTGGCTGAGATTATTGCTAACTCCATACAGAATATTGCTCTTTCTGGTGATTCTCAACTTTTTATACAAAATATATTTGATGAACTTAAATCATCATTGCGAGAGGGTTTAACTTTTCTCGCAATGCTTATTTTAGTTCTTTTGATATATAAGTATAAGTGGGAGAGAACTGCTATTGCTTTGTTATTTGGAATTATTGTGACTCGAATTGCTATTCCTGCTGTTTTTATTGACTATCTCCGGGAAATTTTGGATTCTTTGTCTCCAAGAGTGATGTGCACTGAGATGTTTAGTCTCGTACCGAAATTGTTGTTATCAGCGTTGACAATTGGGTTTGTGAACTTGATTCCAAAATCAGACACCTTTGATCGATTGACCCGACGACTTGACCATCTTCCGAAGGCTTTGGTTGGTTTAGACCGACTAGGAGCGTTTATTAAAGAGACCTACACTTTCTTTTCTGATTGGATTAAAGAACACGTTTTGAATGAGGCGCCACGTATAAAGCTTGATGGGGGCAAATCTGAGATTGACGCTTGGATCCAGGAAATTGAGGCAATGGCTGCGCCAGACGTGATGAAGAACATTCAGACGGATCATGTTCTTGTGGAACGTGCGATTAATATCCATCGCAAAGGTTTGGATTTTATGCGACAATTCCCGAATATGCCTCGGGAGTTGATTGAAGTGGTGAAAACTGCTCAGTTTGCTGCGAAACGGATCTACGATGCTGCTCTTCAAACAGCGGCATTGTCGAACACACTGCGTGCAAAACCTGTGTGCGTTTTGTTTCTCGGCAATACGTCAGTTGGAAAGACTGGAGCTGTTTATCCGCTTGCCCTTGACATCGGCAGATCATTAAATCTATTCTCACAAGAAGACATTAAGAAAGACCCCCAGTGTTGGAACAAACATGTGTACGCCCGAGCCGCTGAGCAAGAATTCTGGGATGGTTACAATCAGCAAGAGATTATTTTTGTCGATGACGCTTTCCAGCGCGTTGATGACATTAGTAATCCAAATCCCGAAATTTTTGAATTGATTCGTATGGGGAATTTGTTCCGCTATTATTTGCACATGGCCTCTCTTCATGAAAAATCTAATACTGCTTTCAATGGACGTGTTTTGCTTTTGACTTCCAATGATTTTCGTATGAATTTTCCTTCAATAGTTTCAAAGGAAGCGATTATTTCCCGAATAACGCATCCTTATCAAGTTGAATTGAAAGATGAGTACAAAGATGAGACAGGTCGTCTGGACGTGCGAAAAGCGCGTGCCGAAATGACTAAACCTGGCTTAAATTTGAACATTTATCAATTCCAACCCGTCCGACTTCATGCCACAGATAGACCCACTCCAATTGGAGAACCCCTTAGTTATTTTGAAATGATGCGCAATGTGTGTGATGCCGTTAAAGAATCAGTTGTTGAAAAGGAAGATCTCGATCGATTTATGACAGAATATGGTCAGATGTCACCAGATGAATATCAAGAGACGTATTGCAAGACGAGAGAGATGAAGACATTTGGAATTAACACGTTGTCGGCCGCTCGGTCCTTCGTGCGAAAAATCTGTATTGAAACTCTCGAGTCTTTGCGTGTTAGGGATGATTTTGTTCAGACTCTGGATGTTAATATGGTTGATGTGTCTCAGGGCGAAAATGGCGAAGAAATCCGACTTGTGCCAGAGGAAGATCATGAATATTATTTGAATGGACGTGTTCTCACTCGTGTGCAGGCTGAAGAGTATTTAGATCAACTCGAAGCACGCAACTTGGAAAATTTGAATTATGATACCATCTCGATTAGGAAACGAATGGCAGAAACTGCGAAATCTTGGCTTGTTGGTGCTCAGAATGCGATGCGGAAGATTGCAGAACCTTGGAAAGATTTGAAACTTCTCATGGAACATCCGGATGTGTGGTATAATAAACATCCAACAGCGTCAGTAGTGGTTTTGTTAGGAACTCTAACATTTTCATTATTGACGGTGCTGGGTGTTTACTATGGCACAAAGAAGGCATGGCTCAAATTGGAGAAGTTTATAACATCATTTGGTTTGCCAAAGAGTGCTTTGATTAGGTATTACGAGAGAATTGGACATGATAAGTTTCAGTTGGCGTGTGTTATGCACCCAAGTTTGAGAGATTCCTGCAATTCATATGAAGATTCTGAAGGTTGTACACATTATGTGCCTGACGGGATTCAGTTGACTAATCGAGCTATGAAAATTGGCTCATCGGTTGGTAAGCAGAATCGTGCCAGGCACATCGTCCTCAAAACATCAGTGGGCAAACAGAATCGTGCTCGTAAAGTTGTTATGGCTACAGAAATGGCGCCTGAAGAAGCAATGCGAGTGTATTTTTATTTACCCGAAGATCTTCGTAAGCAGATGGTTGCTTTCATTGGAGATAACGAAGTGGAAACTGAGTTTATGACGAATTTTAAAGTAATCGACGATGAGACGCTTGAGGGAACTTTCTCCGATGGAACGAAAGTGACTTGTCAGTTGAGAGAACCTGTGATGAAGACGGATACAACATCAGTCCAGGCCCAATACAAAGCGAATCACAATCATTGGCATTTGAAATATTTGGTGCGAGACGGTGACAATGAAGTTCTTTTCCATGCTGGGATGAGCGTCGCTATAGGAGGGCGTATACATCTAGTCCCTTATCATTTTTACCACGCAATTCGAATTCGGGAAGAGAAAAGAAAGCTCATTTGGATTAAACTTTTTAATGAGACCAACCCTGATGGTATCCCTATTGACCCCAAAGATTTCTTGTCTGGACATAGGCTGGTGTCGAGTACACTTCCTTCTGATAAACAGAAGGATGCGTACTTGTATGACGCTGGTCGGACGTTTGGACAATCGAAATCTTTGTTGAGAACTTGGTGCAAGCGAGAGGAGATCCCCAAGGTCCATGGATTCAAAGGGTCTTTTCTTACTCGCGCTATCATTCCAAATCGAACGGAAGTGATTAATTATATGCATCAAGACACCATTGAATTAATTGACAACTATTGCGAAGATGGTGTTGGGGAATTTGAAGGAGAAAAGTTTCAGATCCATTATGCTTCGATGTTGATGTTACCAATGGCTGTGAGGGGAGGCGATTGTGGCGCCGTTCTATCTGTTAATAACCCCAAGGTAATTGGAAAACACTGTGGAATATTGACAATGGGAGACGATTACGCAAATGAGTGTTATTTCACGCCGGTATGTGTGGAGGAGTTGAAGCAAACCCTTGAGCTCTTTGGAGACGAGGGGAAAATTGTTCGACCCGACGCAATGAAGACTTCTAATGTGAGAGAAGATGTTGCGTTTGATGAGGTGCGGCTACCTAAAGGTAACTTTACTCCAATTGGTTTGGCTCAAAAGGTCACCAGTGGGAGCAAAAGTGCGTTGGCACCCTCATTGCTTCATAATACCGTCATTGAGACTTTTCGGAAACCCGCTCTATTGCGACCCACTAATGAGCATGATCCCCTTTGGAAAGGGTTGGAAAAGTGTGGGAAACCCGTCGTGTTGATCGATTCGGAACTCATTGAAATTGCCAGGAAGGATGTGGCTAAGATTATGGATGGTGCTACAGCGCCTCATTTTAATCTTGCCAAGTATAAACGAGTGTTGACTTTTGAAGAATCTGTGAAGGGATGGGACGGCGATGAATTCGTGAATTCAATCACGCGTTCGACGTCGCCCGGTTACCCATGGGTTCTGACGAAGAAGCACGGGATGCCTGGAAAGACACAATGGTTTGGTAAAGACGATGAGTACGACATTCATAATCCGGAATGCGATAAGCTTCGAGCAATTTGTGCTGACGTCATTGAGAGTGCGAAGAACAATGAACGGTATGACGTGATTTTCACAGATACTTTGAAGGATGAACTACGACCAATAGAGAAAGTCAACGCTGGAAAGACGCGAGTCTTTTCAGCTGGGCCAATGCACTATACTATAGTTGCGCGTCAATACTTCTTGGGGTATTGTGCTTGGGCTCAACACCATCGTGTTGATAATCAATTAGCGGTTGGAATTCGTCCTTTTGAGTTGGATTGGCAGCGTGCCGCCCTAAAACTACAATCCCGTGGGGTTGGGGTGGTTGCTGGTGATTTTGAGAACTATGACGGAACGGAAAGTGCACAAATTTTGTGGGCGATATGTGATAATATCAATGAGTGGTATGACGATGGACCCGAAAATGCGCGCATCCGGCGTGTATTGTTCGCAGAAATCGCTCATGGCATTCATATCGCTGATGGAAATGTGTATCAATGGAATCGGTCTCTTCCTTCAGGAAATCCTTTTACTGCCATTTTTAATTCCATTTATAATATCATTGCAATGAGAGTTGTGTGGTTGTTGCAGACGGGAAGATCACTTATGGATTTTAATAAGAATGTTTGGATGATAGCCTACGGTGATGATAACGTAGTGAATCTGAGTTCTTTGGCAGAAGAAATATTCGATCAAAAGGTGATGACGGAAGGATTTCTGAAAATAGGGATGATTTACACTGATGAAACGAAGACTGGGACTGGCAGAACCAGAAAGTTAGAAGAGGTCTCGTTTTTAAAGCGAAGTTTTGTGAAATCTGAGGAACTTGGAAAGATCATTGCCCCCTTAAATCTTCAAACCGTGTTGGATCAGACGAACTGGATCCGTACAAATGAGAACGCAGTAACCGCAACTGCCATGAATGTGGCGGTGTGTGTCAGAGAGTTGTCCCTTCATGGGCGTGCCGTCTTCGATCATTGGTATCCTAAAATTGTTGAGGAGCTTCGTAAAAGGCCCAATCTGTTGAAGGAAACCAAGATCGGTGGAAGTTACGCAGATTATCTACATATGTGGAAGTCGGGGGAGCTTGATGACATGCAGTGGTTTTAAGTTTCGCTCCATGCGTTCGATTTATGCCGTAAGATCGGCCATATACCATATGTTCAGTAGGGTATGTAACGCTCATTACACCTCTAGAGGAAACGAAGGAAGGTTGTGGTGTTGCATATTTGGCGCTTAATGTATGGTAGGCCATGCCTTTTGGATGATAGGCAATAAAGAACATCCTAGTGTGAGGAGCTAGCACTTGTGAACCACGTGATTTATGTAGCATGTGTTTGCCTCCACTAATATCCTGCTCTATTTAGAGGTGCCACAGGATGCGGCAGCCCCGCAATCAAAGGCATGAATCACTAGGGCTGTGCGACTAGGTCGTCGTACGGAAGGCATTGCTATGTCAGGCCCGAAATTCACCAGACCTGCGACACAAAATACAATGGCTTTTGGAGACTTTACTGGTAACGAACCCGAATTATCCCAACCGACTGAAGCGTCTGAAATTTCCGGTGAAACAGTTCCTGTTGAGGAAACGAATGACGTGCCAGAAGGGAGTGAAACTTCATCTGAACAGATATTGGGTGGCGTCGTCACGGAGGTGGCGCACACTCATCAAATATCAAAGTTTGCTGATGAACAACCGGCTGTTCGCTATATCACCAATGCGAGAGCGCGTGAAGACGCAAATCGATTAATGATTCAATCTTCAATAACTGATTTGAAACTTCATGCGCAAGCCTCAGTACAAACTGAAAAGGTTGATATCGGGCACTCTGTTCAAGATGTGGCTTCACGTGTTGTTGAACTTGGACATGTCACATGGCTCACTACAACGGTTTCCATGGCTGACGCTCTCCAACCCTATAATGCGTCAACTCCTGAAACTTTGATGAATGCGACAATTCCAACGTCACTCATCAAAGGCGGTATTAAGAACTCAACGATGATTTATGAGAAAGTAAATGGATTTTCAGCCATGCGCTGTAATGCGGTGGTGCGACTTCTTATAAATGCGCAGCCTTTTCAGGCTGGTATTGTTAAAATTGTCGCATTTCCGTATCCGGTTAATATGGCCAATCGATTCCAGATTGCAATGCAAAATGGAGTCTCAATTGATCAGCTACCATCCGCTGAGGTGGATATCTCTAAACATCGTAGTGTGGACTTGAAATTGCAATGGTCTGGTCCAGCCATTCTTTATGACTTACCAACTGGTTCGCCTCAGATGTGGGAAGTGATGGTGATTCCAAAGTCTCCCTTGTGTGATTCAACTGGACAAGGTGTGAGGCTAACACTTTATGGATTCTTTGAAGACCTACAAGTTTTCCATCCAACCGCTCTACCTGCAGCTGACGTACCATCTCCAGTAGTGCGAACTAGGCGTGTCATGAAGACATCTGATGAGGGACAATTGATGGCAAATTCTGGAACAATTTCCGGGCCCGCTACGACTATTTCGAATATTGCCTCTACACTAGCAATGGTGCCAGGGGTCGGACAGTTTGCGGCTCCTATAGCCGCTGTGTCAAGTGGGGTTGCGGGAATTGCGCGAGCTATGGGTCATTCACGTCCTGAGAATCCATCTGTTGTTCAGCCTGTGATAATAAAACAGGGTGGCGAGATTTTTACTGGTGACGGTTGTGAGGCTTCACATCCTCTTTCTGTCACCACTATAAATGCCGTCAATAATAATGAACATACACCTAGTGGTTCAGATGAACTACATCTTAACTACATTATAGGTAAAAAGACGCTCATAAATAAATTTCCATGGGCGGTTGCTGACGAAGAGGATACTCTCCTCTACAATGCATTGAATCTCCCTTCATATATGCAAAATGTAGACGAAACTCAAAATTTGTTTACTTCAACACCTTTGGCTTTTGTGGCTAATCAATTTGCGTATTGGAGAGGATCGATTCGTTTTACCTTTAAAGTAGTTAAGACGAAGTTTCATTCTGGAGTGCTTCGTATTGGACATCTTATGTTTGGACAAACTGACTCTCAGCTCACCAATTTTGACATCAATCGAACACCGACAGTTATTTGGAACATCGATAACTCGTCAACGTATGAATACATTGTGCCTTTTGGAAACATTATGCAGTGGCGAAGAACAGCCCGCCCAGTGGACTTGGTGAATAATGCGACTCTGTCGCAGGAGTACGTGTCTGCTATCGTGTTTGTTTCTGTCGCGAATCCACTTGTTGCCGCTTCAACTGTACCCAGTACCGTTCAGATACTTGTGGAAGTCAGTGGTTGTGATGACATGCAATTTGCAGTTCCTCTGGGACCTAAATTTAAAGCTGCTATTGGCTTTCCAGCTCCAACAGCTGCTAAGTCTAAGAGAGTGATGAAGATAGGTACTGCACCTGAGTCGCTTACGCGACGAGGGGGTGGTGTCCAGAGAACTGGTTTAGGAACAACAACCCATCGTTCTATTTTGGCTGAGGAAACGACTATTGGTGAAACTCTAGTTTCGTTTCGACCTCTATTGAAAAGGTTCGTACCGTGGGCCTCAGGCGATATAAAGTCGACTGAAACGGATCCTGGAACGATAACTTCTCAGGCGATGGTCATACAACCGAATCCGCGAGCAACGTGTGACAACTATGCTGTACCGGATGAGAACAATGGCGAATTTTTGGATTGGATAGAAATGATATCGAATTTGTACGCGTATAGAACAGGAGGTGTGTATTTGAAAATGTATCCGCGACTGCTAACAGGTGGTGAGGGATCCACTGGTAATTACACAACACCAAATTTCCTATATGTTTTTCCAATTCCGGCGATGTCTCAGACTACTTCCTCTGAATTGCAAGCTGATACCAATGTGACTTCTGGTCCAGTGGTGGAAGTTTTGTCCTCCGATCCAGGAAATGTGTTCGCACTTTTAGATCAAGAGCGAGCGGGAGTGATCCCAATATATGTCCGGAACGAAGGAATTGCAACAGTGAATGTACCGTATTATGCGCGGTATCATCTTTCACTGAACGAGTCTTACGACTTGCAGGAGGATAAGGAGATAACTGACACTTCAACGGAAAAATTTCAAGCACCATCAATGAAGCTCTATGTGCTACCTGATTACAATTCAGATGTGAGACTTAATATCTTGCGAGCAGCTAGAGATGATTTTAATTTCTCAGGATTTTTAGGGGTCCCGGGAGTTATGCGTTATTTCGTTGATGCAGGCACTGGAGGGTACGCCAGTATAAAGAAAGTTACACCCACAGAAGGAAAACTGAACAACCCGACTAATTTCCCCAGGTCGCAAATAGGGGACACCGTTGCCAAGCTAGTCGGGCAGCGGTTAGAAGAACGCCGTCGTCGTTATTTTGGTCAGACAACCCAGGATAGCGCCGACGGAATACCGACCAGCATCGATCTGTGAGATTTATTACCATCTAGATCGGATTAGGGTAGTCCCGCGTAATTAGGGGGATCTAAATTTCAACACCTATACTTGCTTCAGTAGGCATGTGATCGTTTGTATCATGAACCGTAACGGAGTTCCTTTACATTCGGATCTGGCCAACAGTGATTTTTCAAGGCAAGAGCGAAATGGGTAGTCTTGTCAGCTACCCGTGTTTTATTTAGATTGCTAATTCTTA